TCGGCTTTCTCCAAACGAAGGTTGAATCGCATCACCGATGGCATTGATCATTTCAATCTGAACCGTCAGCGGCATTTCAGATTCGATGTCTTCGTAGGTCAAATCATTCAGGTCGCCACTGTCGGCTACCAACAGCTTGAAGAACTCGACAGTGCGGTTCTCAAACCGGATAGCGGTTTCCACCAACTCTTTAGTGGAACGGCCATCAACCATGACATCACCATCGACCACTTCCATGCCTTTGGTCAGGCGCGCAAAGCGTTCTTCGTACTTTGCCGGGTCAACTTGATTGGTGCGCTCAGTGATTGCCTCTAGCTCTTTAGACAGAGGGATACGCACCTTGAACTTGTGTCCACCAAGCTCAAACGATTTGGTGCGGAGCGCGGAGATGTCGCCGAATGCAGCAGAGAGCTTCATTTCTTTCCTTGTCTTGTTGGATCAATGATCTTGTCGAAAATGCGTTGATTAAGCTCCATCGCGTAATCAACCACATCCTCGGGACTCATTTTATCGGCGTGGCGAGCAGCAATCTCATGGGCCAATGTGATGGCCGTCATGCGTTGCTGCTTGTGCCCAAACCAATCTTGTCTTAGAGCCGCTTGACTTTCTAGGAATGTCAGCAGATCGTTCGTGTTTTTTATTGTCGTCACTTGTCTTATTCTTCTGTTGGAGGCGGCGCTGCTTTTGCCGGGTGTGCTTCTGCTAGGACAGACAACACCACATGCTCAACCGTGCCCGGTTTTGCCTTTGCAAGTGCCGCAGCGACTTCCGCAGGGTCAACCATTTGGGCACGGGCGAGAGCTTTGATGTCTGCCCGTGCATTAGCAATCTCATCGATGATTGCTTTGAGTGCCATTAGCTGTTGCTCCAACCGTATTGGTTGCCACGGGGGTGGATCGTGAAGATCGCCTTAGCTTCAGCGTTGGGCTGGGTATCAATCTGGAAATTGCTGACTCGGCCATTGAACGCAAAAGCAATCGTGTTTGTGCCGTCATAAGACGCAACCACAAACGTGCGATCCACCGTGCCGTTGTACGCATCAGAACGAATCTGAAGAATAGCGGTATCAGAAGGATTCCACGCAGCAGTAATCGTCATGCTGGTCGGGGCAGACTGCGTGGGAATCTTGTCCGACTGGCGTGACCCAGCGACAGAGAAGTTTGCCATCGCATCGTCCATGCCATAAGCAGGGACAGCCTCAACCGGCAACAGCACGCCAGCAGTGCCAGTGCCGCCAGCAGCAGTGCCCACAATCGTTGCGACCTGAGCAGACCACACCGAAAGATTGGCCGTGCTAAAGGGCGTGGGAGTTGCGGCAGACTGCATCCACAGCGAGCCACTAAAGCCGGGAAGAATCTTGTTTGGAAGTGCCATGATTTACCTCAAGCGTTGTTGGACCAGCCGTACTGGTTGCCTCGGGGATGAACCGTGAAGATCGCTTTAGCTTCAGCATTCGGCTGGGCATCGATCTGGAAGTTCGACACACGGCCATTGAATGCAAAATAAATTATGTTGCTGCCTTCGGTGGCGGCAATCACAAATGTGCGGTCTACGGTGCCGTTGTAGGCATCGGTACGCATTTGCACAATGTTGGCATCGCTTGGGTTCCAAGCAGCCGTGATGGTCATGCTAGTGGGCGCCGATTGAGTCGGAATCTTGTCTGACTGACGCGAGCCGGCCACCGAGAAGTTAGCCATTGCGTCATCCATGCCAAACGCAGGGACCGCTTCGATGTTGAGTTGATTGCCAGACACAGCAATCGGAGACACGCTCGCCACAAGCGAAAGTTGGGCGGTGGTCAACGGGGTGGGAGTTGCGCCAGATTGGGCGTACATCGCCGCAGAAAAACCCGGCAAGACTTTATTCGGAAGTGCCATTTTTCAATCCTCTAAGTGGTTGAACAAGTCTTGTCTTACGTTGGAATGTATAAGGTGCAATCTAGAAAGATTTGCGCCATCTTTTCTGTGTTGTCGTAGGAGTTGTATAGCCAGAATACATCTGCCTTCGACACGTTAAATCCAGTCGGCCCACCAAATTGACCACTGTATCCATGCAGAGATTGTAGTATTTGGTTGGAAATTGTGAACCCGTCTTCGATCACTTGCGTGAAGATACTGATCTGGAAAACCGGCGTGTCAATGCCTTTGACCGACTGCACCGGACCCGTATAGACGGGCTGGTGAATGCTTCGCGCCATCCAAGTAATGAACTTGGGCTGCGTGGCGAAGTTGCGGTTAAAGGCGGCATAAACCGGCACCGGGTTGACGATCTGCTGCAACTGGTACTGAATGGCTTTGCCATACGCAACTGGGTTTTGCTGAGTTGCCATTAGACAGCCACCACCGGGTCGTTGCGATAGCACATGAACGTCACAGACATGCGGTCGTTTGCTTCCCGGCAGTCGGTGATACGCCAGTCATGGCCGCGCCAGTTGAACGAATACAAATCTTGCCGATCAACAATGTGCTTGACGTTCGGCGTGTAGTTCAGCGTCATCTGCACCAAGTCTTGATACAGACGATACCGATCCGAAATCTTCAAGCTGTTGGCGACATCAGCGATACGCGCACGGGTGCCAAACCACTTCGTTATCGTCGTGGTTTGCTCACCGAAATCCGACTTAGCAAACGTAAGCGAATTGACGGTGATGTTCTCAAACCGTGCGATTGCCATCAGAGCACCAAAGGCTTGTACGGGCGAAGAAGCGCAGAGACACCGTAGGGAATCTCTCGCAGTGGCGTGTCAACCGTGTTGCTGCGGTTGTTATACAGATGCGTGAACAGCAACAGGCCAGCTTGCTTGATGACCGGGTAAGCACTCAAAGGACTGGCAGCAGCGGTGTACTCAGCCACGATTGGCGCGGTCATAAAGTAATTTAGATCAGTCGGCAGATTAGCCAGAATGATCTTGTTGCCGCTGTTGTCGTAGGAATAGTCAGTATTTGCCAACGTGATGAACACGCTTGGCGTATTGGCATTCCAGTAGCCAACGCGATTGATCGTGACGCCGTTATTGCCGTTGTTGCAGAACGGGCTGCTTACGGTGCCAGGACTGACTTCAGGCAAATCAAGCGACAGCGGCACGCCCCACAAAGCATTGCCGTTGTAGTACACCCGATAACTCACCGGCATGATTGGAAGACCCAGGTAGTCCTCAATCGCCTGCCGGGTAGCAAGCTCAAGACTCTTTAGATAAACGTCCTGCGACTCATCTTCAAACAAGTTGATCTGCTGCGTGATCTCATCAAGCGTGAGCCATGCTGTCACGTTGTCGCGGTCAATCTGCTCAACCTTGGAGTAGTTGAATGGATTGCGCGTGGGTGACAGGTATGGCCCACCGTCTGAAAGAGCAGGACTTGTGGACATTACTTATCCTCAGAGCTTGATACGCACGCCAGCGAACGGGTCACGCACGGTCGAAACCACACGCTTCTCCGCGTACATCGTCACGAAACCGGGGGTGGTCTGCTCCATCATCTGAATTGAGAACTGCGTGTGGTCGCCAATGGTCATAAACCTCGGCCAGTTCGCCAGATAGATTGGATAGGTGGCAGACAAGTACGGATTCGGGATTACTTTGAACCCAAACAGATGCGTCAAAGAACCACCGTCATCATCGCCCGATTCAATCAGGATGGGAAGACCGGCGGTGTCCTTGATTTCGCGCAGCGACTCAATCGTGTTGGGATTGATGTGCCATGCCGTACCGGGCAGCGACCAATACTGAGCCGGCAGCTTGGACGCAGCAGCAGTCAAATCGTTGTAGACAATAGACGTGGTGGCCGTCTGGGTGGCAATCGTGTGGATGCCGTTGGTGATAGCCGTGCCGCTAGTGCCAAACGCCGATGTTGCACCGTCAAGGTACATGTCCAGTCCACGCAGGCCATTCTCAGCGCCAGTGGTGGTGGTGGTCGAGCCGCTTTGGTCGGAGTTGACGGCCATCGATGCGGCTTCGAGCTGGCTGAATTCCAGCATCATGTCTTCGACCAGCGTTTCGTCCAAGTAGTTAACGTCAGACAGAACAGCAGAGCGAATGGGCAATCGAGCAGCCACTACGCGCACCGGCAATTGCCAAATGCTTGTGTTGGTGTCAGGAGAGCCGGTGTTGTTTTGCACAACGTATCCCCAGGGATTGCCAGCTTGGTTGGTCGCGTTACCAGTCTTGGCAACGAACTGAGCATCCGAGCCAGACACGGTAATTTGACGCACAGCTTGGCGAAACGGGTTTGCGTAACGCAACGCAGCAAACGCATCGTCAAAGATGACGCGGCCACCGATGCCAGAGCCAGAACCCGTCAAAGCTGATGCTTCTTTCACATCCAGCTTGACTCGACGCTGTTCATAAATTGCCGTCTTCATGGCATCCAAGAATGCTTCGGTGATGGAAGCGTTTGCCTTGTCCATTGGCGTATTCCTTTTCAAGTTGCGCCCAGTGATCCCTTTCAAAGAAGCCCGTAAGACTTCTTTGAAAAGAGGGGAGCCGAAGCCCCCCACTTTATTAAGCGCCCGTAGCAGTCGAGCGATAGCGAACACCCGAGAAGGGGTCGCGCACGCTGGTTGCCAGACGCTTTTCGCCGAAGAACGTGATGAAACCGGGGGCGGTTTGATCGTAGCGACGCATGATCATGTTCAAGCGGTCGATGATCGTGTGGAAACGCGACCAGTCGCAGAAGAACATGGGGTACTTCGAGACAGTACCAGCAGACGCACCGGCAGCGTTGGGGGTGTCAACGTAAGAGTTGACCACCACATCGAAGCCGAGCAGATTGCCGACGATGCCCTCGGTCACGCCGGGATGCATACGCTCGAAAATCGGCGTGCCGTTGTTGTCCTTCAAACCACGAATGGCCGAGAGCATGACCGGGTTGATCATCCACTTGGCATTCGGAGTCCAGTACTGCTGCGGCAGCGCGTACAGCATGTTGACGCAATCTTGGTACGTCACGTTGTTAGCCGTGGCGAAACCATTGGTGGTCAACTGGTCATACGTTGCCAGCGAGTGCAGGCCAGAGGTAGAGCCGGTGCCAGAAGTGCCGAACGCAGCGGTAGAGGTCGTGCCACCCGTGTAGGTTGCATTCGCACCACCGTACTGGTCCAGACCGCGCAGACCGTCAGCACCACCAGTGGTCACGGAAGTGCCCGTGCCGCTCTGGTCATTATTGGTGATCATCGACGCGGCCTCGGCACTTGCGAATTCCGCGAGCATGTCGTCAACCACGTTGGCTTCCAAACCATCGATGTCGTCCAGAGCCGCAGTGCGGATCGGGAACTGCACGTTGATGTCCTTCAGCACGATTTGCCAGATGGAGGTGTTTTCAGTTGTCGGCGCACCGTTATTTTGGATGCCGTATCCCCACTGAGCACCTGCGTTGCCCGTCTTCACGCGGAACTGATAGGACGAACCATCAGTAGCCACAGTGCGAGACACGCCGCGCAGAGGGTTGTACAGACGCAGAGCAACGAACACGGGGTCGTAAGCGGTGCGACCACCCTTACCGTCACCACCAGCGGTCAGTTGCGATGCTTCGTTCAGATAAGCCTGATACTGAGACTCATCAGCGAACATCACCAGTTCTTTTTCGAGCTGCTTGCCACCTTTGTAGAAGC